AATTCAACAACTGAATATTGCATCACTTACGAGGCAAACCCGAAGTGACAGAGTACTGTCATTTCGGGCTTTTATTTTAACAATTTTTAAAATCGAAAGGAAAAGGAATGGAAGCAGAATTTTTATCAGGTATTGCAGGGGCGGTTATCAGTTTGGCGTTTAGCTATGTGCCAGGTCTTAAGGGTTCTTGGGACAATCTAACCAGTGAAATAAAACGGTTGGTGATGGCTGGTCTTATGGCTGTTGTTGCCGTTGCCGTGTTTGGTCTGTCATGCGCTGGTTTGCTGGAGAGTTTTATNCCAGGTGCACAGTTGGCTTGTGGTCAAGCGGGTGCCATCGAATTGATCAAGGCGTTTATCAGCGCCTTAGTCGTCAATCAGGCGATTTATTCCGTAAGCCCCTAACACGACCACTTGCCGGGGCGGTGTGGTTGCACCTCCTCAGCCCGCCGCCCCATATAAATTATGAAAGCTTATACACTTGGAATTGATGTCTCAAAGTGGCAAACGGACAGTGCACAAGACATTAAGCGTTATTTTGATCCACAAGTAGCGAAAGAGCGCGGCGTTGGATTTGCGTTCATCAAGGCATCGGAACGATTAGGTAAAGACCCCGCTGTTGAGAACTTTCAAAGAACTTTCAAAGAAGCTGGCATACCGCGAGGGTTTTACCATTTCGCACGGTACAGCGCGACCATAACCGCCCAAAGACAGGCTGAATATTTTTGGTCGATCATCAAAGACTATGACGCAGAACTTCCACCGGTGTTGGATTTAGAAGATCCACCTGGACTTGAAGCGATAGGTATGTCATGGATTCAGCGGTTTTTGTACACACTGCGCGATCTGTGCTGCAAGAATCCGATTATCTACACTTCGCCGAGTTATTGGGACAAAATAGGCAAGTCAAATGAATCTGTAAGTAATTGGGCTTTAGATTTCCCGTTATGGATTGCAAACTATTGGCTGACCGCCTTACTATTTCCCGTGCGTGGCATTCCTGAAATTGTTTACACGACCACCACCATGCCGACCATGCCGGGACTTTGGAAAACGAATAATAAACCGTTCACATTCTGGCAGTTTTCGGATAAGGGCGATGGCGTGTACTATGGTGGACAGTATCCATACGGAACACAGAATAATGCCCTTGATTTAAATGTCTATAACGGCTCGTTGTTTGACTTATACGCTGAGTTTGGTATTGAGGATGATGTACCTGAACAACCTGACCCGCCTACACCGCCTGAACCTAAGCCCGAATATGTAAGGGTGGTTAATTGTGAGTGGTTATCGTTCAGAAATAGACCAGAAGTTTATTCTGGAGATAGACCAGTAATCAGCCCGCGAATGACTGATCCGGCGAAAGTGTTAGAACGGCGTGATGGATGGTTGCACGTTGAGTTATCGGGCGGTGATACTGGCTGGGTAAGTGAGGAGTTTACGAGAAAGGTATGAGGGCAATAAGGGATAAGGTAAATCGTGGAGTGAAGAGCATGATCAATGAGGTGAGATAATGAGATTTTTAGATGCTCTTACGTTGTTGTTTATTGGGCTCAAATTAACTGGTCATATTGATTGGAGTTGGTTTTGGGTGTTACTTCCACGTGTTCTAAGTTTCATCGCCTGGTCTATATATAAAACGATTGAAGAATACAAGGATGCGCCTTGATGATATGACTGAACTTGACCTACCCATCTATACCATCGACCCGCTTTACCGCGTTGACATGCGCTGTGATGGCGTGGTGCGTTGGGACTATGAGCGCATGATGGAGCGGACGGCGATTTACTGTAAACACGTTGACTACTATGACGAGATACTCGAAACCCGTATTGAGGGCTGGTGGATGAGCAGGCGATCTCTTGATAATTTTATGCTTTACGAGTGGCCGCAATGAGTGAATTAGAGCCGTTAGTTGATTTCCAGGCAACAATCTGTCGCGTGAAAACAATGATTGACGGTGGTATCCGGATGGAATTAGATTTGCCGGAGACACAAGGGAATATTTTGACATTGGCTCATGATATCCGCGGTCGTTATTTGCGTGTGGTGATCTATGACGATGATGAATTTCAACACGCACTGCTTGAAAAAGTATAGCCTTATGTGGTTTAGAAATGGGTCCCGAGAGCAAAGCGAGTAAAAAAAAGTTCACAGCCCTTGAGCGAGAGCGCGAGGGTATGCGCTTAAGAATGTCTGGACTTACATACGCAGAGATCGGAAAGCGCCTTGAAATAACCGAACAGGGGGCTTACAAGGCTATCATGCGTGCATTAGGAAAGCTACGCGAAAAGGTTCTGGAGGACGCAAATCAATTACGCGCGCTTGAACTTCAGCGGTTAGATGTTCTATTTAATAAAATGTATGAACAAGCCGTAAGAGGTAATCATGGCGCGGTAGATCGCTGCATTCGTATCCAGGAGAGACGTGCTAAATTGTTGGGATTAGATATGCAGTCGGATGCCTGGGGTGATGATTCAACCAAAGAATTCTACAAACTCCCCGCGGATTCCATCTCCCCCAATTTCATGCCCGTTTACCGCGATATCTGGGCTGCCAAGCATCGTGAGTACGTATTGAGTGGCGGGCGCGGCTCGACCAAGTCGAGTTTTGCGAGTCTGATAACCATCGAACAGCTGCTCAACAATCCACAAGTGCATGGGTTGGCATTGCGTCAGGTGAAGGACACGCTACGAGATTCTGTCTACAACCAGCTTGTCTGGGCGATTGATTATCTCAGTGGTTATTTTGATCTTGAAGGGAAATTCAAATGCACGACCAACCCGTTGGAAATCACCTATAAACCCACTGGCCAGAAGATCTATTTTAGAGGCGGTGACGATCCGTTGAAAATAAAATCCATTAAGCCGCCATTTGGTTACATCGGCATCCTATTATTTGAGGAGCTGGATCAATTCAGGGGGACAGCTGCTGTGCGCTCGATTGTACAATCAGCCATCCGTGGCGGTGATCATGCCATTCAGATCAAGGTTATCAACCCACCGCGCTCTCGTAATAACTGGGCAATCAAAGATATGGAGATCCCCAACGAAAATCGACTGGTTCATCGTTCAACCTATCTGGATGTTCCGCCCGAGTGGTTAGGAAAAGCATTCATGGATGAGGCTGATTTCCTCAAGGAGATAAACCCTGACGCTTATCGGCATGAGTACATGGGCGAATCCATTGGCATCGGAGGACTGGTGTTCGAGAATGTGGAGCTGCGCAAGATCACAGATCAGGAAATCAGTCAATTTGATCATGTTTTACACGGGCTTGATTTTGGATATTACCCAGACCCTGCGCATTATGCCAGATGCCATTATGACTCAGCACGCTTGACTTTATACATTTTTGGCGAAATGCGGGCGTGGAAAGCAGCCAACCGGCGAATATACGATCTGATGACAGCTGCAGGATTACAGCCGAGTGATACGTTGATCTGCGATTCTGCCGAGCCAAAGAGTATCGCTGATCTACGCGAGTATGGTGCTGCGGCAAGGGGTGCGGAAAAGGGACCTGGATCAGTGGAATATAGTATCAAGTTTTTACAGGGGCTTAAATCTATCGTGATTGATAACCAGCGCTGTCCACATACAGCAGAAGAATTCTTGCATTACGAGTATGAGCAAACCAAAGATGGCGAGTATATCAGTTCATTTCCGGATCGCGATGATCATGCAATCGCGGCAGTGCGTTATGCGACTAACATGATCTGGCGGAGAAGGGGTACTGCATGATCAGAAAAATAATTGATTGGATTAGAAAGGTGTGGATGACGATGATAGGTAAACAAACTATAAAACAGGCTATGCAGGTGGACATTGCCATCAGCGAGCCGATGATCGAAGCATTGGAGCTGTGGGCGAAGATGTACGCAAATGATTCTCCCTGGCTAAAAGAGAACGAGATTTACTCGCTCAACCTGGCTGCCGCGATTGCATCGGAAATTGCACGCACCGCCACCATCGAAATGATGATGACCATCGAAGGCAGCAAACGCGCCGACTATTTGGCAGCCCAGTTTGAGAAGGTGCTGGATAAATTGCGGGATGTGATCGAGTTCGGCTCAGCCAAAGGCGGACTCATTTTAAAACCATATGTGGACGGGAAAAATCTGAATGTTGATTTTGTACACGCCGATCAGTTTTATCCGGTTGAGTTTGACCGCAACGGCAATATTATCTCAGCTGTCTTTGTGGATCAGCGCAAGAAAGGTGACAGCTGGTACACGCGGTTAGAATTTCACGAGCTATCAGATACCGGCTACCAGGTGCGAAACGCGGCTTATAAAAGCAACTCGGGGGATATGCTGGGTACGAAAGTGTCGCTCTCGGTAATCGATGACTGGGATGGACTGGAAGAGGAGGCGCTGATAACAGGTGTTGACAAACCACTTTTCGCGTATTTCCGCTATCCGCTTGCCAACAACATCGATGCCTCTTCACCATTGGGCGTGTCATGTTTCAGCCGCGCGGTGGATCTGATAAAACAGGCCGATTTGCAATGGTCAAACCTGATGTGGGAATTTGAAGCCACACAAGCCGCCATTTTTGTTGATGTGCTAGCTTTCGGCAAGGACACTAGTGGTAAACCAATTTTGCCAAATAAACGCCTCTATCGCACCCTTGAAACAGGCAGCGCGGAGGGGGAGCTTTTCAAAGAGTGGACACCCAGCATCCGCGAGCAAAATATTCTCAATGGGTTGGATCGAATTCTGAAACAGATCGAATTTACCTGCGGGCTAGCATATGGGACACTATCCGATCCCAACACCATCGAAAAGACAGCTACCGAAATAGCCAGTGCAAAACAGCGCTCATATGCAACCGTGGTGGATGTTCAGAAAGCGGTAAAAAGCGCGCTGGATGATCTGCTGTATGCAATGGATACATGGGCGACATTGAGCAAAGTACCCAAAGGAAAATATACTGCGACATATGATTTTGACGATTCGGTGATTGTGGATAAGGATGCACAATTCCAGCGGGATTTGCGATTGGTTCAGCAGGGCATTATGAGTACGGTTGAATTCAGGATGCGCAACATGGGTGAGGACGAGAAAACTGCAAAAGCAAAAGTAGCGGAAGCGCGGGATGGGCAGGGCAGTTTTTTTGAAGAGGAGTGATGAACAACAAGCAAGTCAAGAAATTGAGACGAATTGTTAAAAGAGCATATCCTTCGCTTTATGACAACCTGGGTGTAGCAATATTGGAGCTTCCGCTAAAGAAACGATTAAAAATTGCCTGGCTAATTATTCTCAAACGTAAACTAATTTTATAGCTGCAGTGCGAGGTAACAAATAAGTGCTGAACTTTGACCAGCTTGATATTTTGATTGCGCCGCTCATGGAATTGTATGAGCGTTATCAAATGTCGGTTATCAAAGACATTGCACGAAGGCTGGCAAAACTAAAAACAACCCACATGGCCGCCTGGCAGATGCAACGGCTGATTGAGGCTGGGCTGGTTTATGAACACGCGCTTGAGGAATTATCCAAATTGACAGGAAAGAGTGTAAGAGAATTGCGGCGTGTGTTTCAGAAAGCGGGCGTTAAATCGGTAACGTTCGATGATGCGATTTACAAAGCGGCAGGACTGAAACCAACACCCCTGAACCTGTCGCCGGCAATGACCCAGGTATTGGCTGCTGGCCTGAGAAAGACCGGGGGGGTTATCCGCAATCTGACCATGTCCACGGCATCCAGCGCCCAGAATGCTTTCATCGATGCTGCTGATTTGGCTTATATGCAAGTGTCTAGCGGCGCGTTTGACTACAACACGGCCATCAGAAATGCAGTGATTGAAGTAGCCAATAAAGGGTTATCGACTATCGGTTATGCGAGCGGGAGAAAGGATCAGCTGGATGTTGCAGTCCGGCGCACTGTCTTAACCGGCGTGAGCCAGACAGCCGGAGAACTGACCGAAGCCCGTTTGGATGAAATGGGAACTGATCTCGTGCAGACTTCTGCGCATATTGGGGCGCGCAACAAGGGTGATGTGCCGGAGAATCACGAGCTGTGGCAAGGTCGAGTGTTCTCACGGATGGGAAATCCTGATTACCCCAATTTCTACGAGATAACCGGCTATGGAACGGTTGTTGGTCTTTATGGAATAAATTGTCGGCATTCACACCACGCGTATTACCCAGGCATTTCCGATGAGCTCTACAACGAGGCTATGATGCAGGAATACGCCAGCAAAACCGTCATTTATAACGGCCAAGAGATGAGCTGGTATGACGCTACTCAGAAACAGCGGGAGATTGAACGAAAGATCCGGTACTGGAAGCGCCAGGAAGAAGCATTGAAAGCAGCTGGTTTGGATGCCAGTGCAGAGACTGCGAAGGTGCGCGAATGGCAGGCGCGTATGCGCGATTTTACGAAGCAGACCGGGCTGTACAGGCAGTATGAGAGGGAAAGGATTATGCCCCTGGTGCCTGTAGAAAATGTTGATCGTGATTTGCAGTTGGCACAACAGGGAAGCTTGTTTGACCTAACGCTAAAAGAAACTGAGACGATATTTAGCCAGCCGTTTGATTTATCCGAACGATACAACAATGAAAAATTCAAGTCTGAAAGGATAATTTTTGATGAAATCGGCAAAGATCATACATGGCGAATACATAAAAATGATCGAGAATGGTTCTCTAAAAATCAGGATTTGGTCCTAAGGACAATACAAAATCCTATATTTGTTGATTCTCTACCTAGAGATTCTAAGCAGAGAGGAATAAATATTGCGCATGTTTTTTATATTGGTGAAACAGGAAATCCTTTTTTAACTGTGGTTATCAACTTCAAAAATAATAGAGCAAAAATTTGGACAATGTTCAGGGCAAACAATCAATACATTTTTTATGAGGATGGAACTCTTAAAGATAGATGGATGAAAGCAAAATAAAACTGGCCTTGAGTTGGCATCCGTCAATCTCGCACCAGTTTGGGGTCCCGTACGGCATCGCGCGACTTGCCATCTCTCTCCTTGCGGAAATGTGGGAAGCGACTTCCCACCTCAGAACCTGATTACATAATACCATAAAACGAATATGATTGCAATAGAAAAAAGAAATGAGTAAAGAATTCCGCTCGTTCTTAAATCTGCTTTATTCATTGTGCAAGCAGTTTATTGCCTGGTACGAAAAAGAGATCAGGGATACTTGCAAAACATAGAATAGGTGTGCTATAATATATTGTAAATATACAGCGTCAGGCCTTCTGGGTCGGGCGCGACTAATAAAGTGGGACTAACGTCACGCTTTCAGGAGAAATCCTGTTGGTGTGGCGTTTTTTCGTTATCCGCAAACGTAAAAGGGCGGGTGTTGCGTGAACACGACCACGTAAAAAGTGTAGACATGAGAAAGGGAACAGATAATGAACAAGAAAGATTTAGAAAAACTGGGGTTCACAACCGAAGCATTGGAAAAGGCTGGATTGAAGCCAGAAGTGCTGGATGAAATCATTGTCCTGCATGGTAAGGATATTGAAAAACATAAGAACGAATTGGTTATAGCCGGCGACAAGTTGACTGCGGTTCAAGAGCAGCTGGACAAGGCTAATGAAACCATTGATGGATTCAAGAAATTGGATCCGGAAGGCATTCAGAAAGCAGCTGCTGACTGGGAAGCGAAAGCAAAAGATTGGGAAGCGAAGGCTACCCAGGCCGCAAAGGATGCGGATGAAAAGATCGCCTTAATGAAATTTGACGCTGCCCTGGTTGACGAGCTCAAAGAATTGAAAGTCAAAGACCCTGCAGATGTTATTCCTCATCTAAAAAAGGACATGTTGAAGCTGGGCGATGACGGCAAGTTCATTGGCTTAAGTGAGCAGATCGAGCCTCTCAAAACTTCCAAAGATTATCTGTTCGAGTCTATCGAGCCGGATCCCAAGATCGTGACCGGCGGGAAAAATAAAACCGTGATCGGTGATGCGTCTGTTATCGCCGCAAGGCAGGCAGCCGGATTGCCGGTAGAAAAGTAGTAGAAAAGTAAAGGAAAAATAAAATGGCACAATCAATCACCCTTGCCCAGAAATATCAACCGATTCTGGATGAAATATATAAACTCGCGTCGCTGACGGCGCGCATGGATTCTCCGTCAAAACCGGTCAGCTTTGCAGGCGCGAATGTAGTCAAGGTGTTCAAGACCGATGTGATCGGCCTGGGCACATATAGCCGCTCAAGCGGATACCCTAAGGGCCAGATCGTCGGCACATGGGAAACCCTGACTCTGTCAAAAGATCGTGGGCGTGAATTCAACATCGACCGCATGGACGATGAGGAAACGTTAGGCATGGCTTTTGGTACGCTGGCCGGCGAGTTCATGCGCACCGAGGTTGTACCGGAAGTTGACGCCTATCGCTTCTCAGTTTTTGCTGATGGTGCTGGCAATGGAACGACCGGATCGCTGGCAACCTCAGCGGCTGTACTGGCTGCCATCGACGTCGCCAAAGCTGCGCTGAACACTGATGAAGTGCCGCCGGAAGGGCGTTTGCTCTATATCTCGGATGCCTGCCACTCGCTGCTTGAAGCCGCACTCACACGCTCCTGGGCGAGTGAAGGCAATCCTGATCGCCGGCTGCAAATGTTGGATGGAATGCCGGTCATCATGGTCCCGCAAGGCCGCTTCTCAACCGAAGTGACTCTTAACGCGGGTGGATCCGTGGACGCTGGCGGGTACGCTGCAACGGGAGAGGATATCAACTTTATGATTATCCATCCCAGCGCGGTGCTACAGGTGGCCAAACACGCGGATCTGAAGATCTTCAGCCCCGACGAGAACCAGGAAATGGATGCCTATAAGGTGCAGTATCGCCTGTACCATGACGCCTTTGTGTATGACAACAAAGCGGACGGCATTTATGTTCACGCGGAAGCGGCATCCAGTTAATTGAACATTAATAACGGGGCGGTCAAATAACCGCCCCTTATAGAATGCGCCGCTATTGCATTGTTGAACACCAGCACAAAGCCAGACCATATGTGGAAGCTTTGCGGAAAAAGAAGTATGCCGCTCATAGAAGGATGGAGCGGGCGCGATTTTTACTGATTGACCACGAATGGAATGGGTTATTTGCCGGAATCGAGGTCAGGTGGCGGAGCCAAATCATCAAAGCTGAAGAAATGGGCATCCCGATCTTTGTTTATCCCCATAGCGTCAGGCCTAACATCCCGCACGATTTGACTGATCAGTATTACCCCGTCAACGCATTGTTCACCATCGCCGAAGGGCACGCAGCAGTACTAAGGCGCATAGGATATCCAAACCCTATCGAGATTGCCGGGTGGCCGTACACTGAGATTCATCCTTTCAGGCAAAAAGAGCCACAGGACAAAATCCGTGTGCTGTTTGCCCCTATTCATCCGGTTGGAAAAGGGTTTTTACCGGCTGAAGAACGGGAACTGAACACAAAATGTTTTCAACTTCTCTTGGGCCTGCTGGATGAGATATCTCTTGCCGTAAGACATATTCAACCGTTGAAATATAACGGGATATGGAAAGATGAACGTGTGAACTACATCACAGGTCATTTTGATGGATCAACGCACGACATGCAGCGGTCGCATGTGGTTATTGGCGCTTTTACCTTTGCACACATGGCGGTAGCCTTAGGTCATCCATTAGTTATGTTAGGCGAAGGAATAAAACCACATAACAGTCCGCGCAAAACCGGAAAACTGATCTATGCCAGGAACTGGGAAAAGTACAGGGATTATATGCGATATCCGTTAAACGTTGAAGATTGCCAGAGCTCAAAAGACATGTTGCGTTTGCTTAAAAGTTCACTATCGGGCTGTTCTCAGGTAGAAAAATGGAAAAGCTGTTTTATCGGGCAACCGTTTGATGGAAAAAGATTTGTAAAAACACTGGAGAGTTATTTATGACAGTAAAAGAAAACAAATCAATGATGATGGATATCACCAAAATCGCCCTGATAGATGAGCATAGCATAAAACATTGGGGTGTAACTGATGAAGAAGGCCGGCATCTCGGATGGCTTGCTTCACAAGTTCCAGAGGGTGGCTTGATTGTAGAGATAGGCACATTGTATGGGCGATCAACGTCATTTATTGCAATTGGTGCAAAAAAAGAAGTGCGGGTTTATGCGGTCGACTGCTGGGAAGGAACCCACTATCACCGCATGATTCAGGCGGTTGAGTATTTCACAAAACTGGATTTGATGAGCAAAATCAAAATCATCAAGGGCTACTCAACACGTGTGGTTAAGTCATTCAAAGGCAGCATTGATATGCTGTACATCGATGGGGACCATTCATATGAATCGGTTAAATCAGACTACAACGCATGGTATCCGTTCTTGGTAAAAGGTGGAATTATCGCATTCCACGATCATATACTGCCAAAGTATCCAGGTATTGTTAAGTTTGTGGCCGAAAAGCCTGCAGGAGAAAATGACTTTATAGCGCAAGTTGGCAAAGTGTGGAGTGGAAAGAAAAAATGATCAGCTTGATTGTCGTTGCTAATAGCAAATGGGGCGATTATGCATTCCCCTATATAGAATCCGTGAAAAGGTATGAACCAAAAACTGAAATCATCCTGGTAGATAACGGTTCACCGCAACCGTACCCTATGAATCGCGATTACAGATTATTCAGGAACGAGCCGGATGGACATTACAACTATATGCAGGCGTTGAATATTGGCGGACGAGCTGCTACTGGTGACTGGCTGATGTTCTCTAACGATGATATCAAGTGTACGGGCATGTTCGCCGATACCATCAAACAACTGCCTTATAACGGGCTGTATGGCATGGAAATCAGGGAAAAACCTGCCAGATGGGGGGCAGGTAAAAAATTCTGCTATATCTATGGCTGGCTGATAATCATGCACAAGGCTGTTTGGGAGATAGTCGGCGAGTTTGATGAATATTACCTGCATGCTGGATTTGATGATTTGGATTACTCATGGCGGGCGCAGGAAAAGGGCATTCCGATAAAAACCGTACCATTGCCGTTTATTCACCTGGCGGACCAGCCGGATCACTTTCACAGGCGTATGACGGTGGATGGATACAAGGAAAACATGGAGCGTTCAAAATCACATTTTTTGAAGAAAGCGAATGGTGAATTATGAGCTATGCCGATTGGACGTTTTACAGCACAAGTTATCTGGGAACCGAGATCACACAAGCCGAATTCCCAGCATTGGCAGTCAGAGCATCAGCGTTCATTGATATGTTCACCTTCAACCGTGCTAAGGATGAAACGGATGTGGACACGGTAACAAAAATCAAGTTTGCCATGTGCGAGGTGGCGGAGGAGCTGAAAGCACAAACCTCACAACCGGGCGGTATTGAAAGCGAGAGAATCGGCAACCATTCCGTAACCTACGCGCCCACCAGCGAAATGCAGCTTTCGAATCATCAAAAACTTAGCAACGCTGCCAAAATCTATTTGAGCGGTACCGCGTTGATGTTTCCCGGATTTGCCGATGGTGAATATGGAGGCGAGGTCGATGAAGACTAACACATCGGCAACGCTTTATAGCCGCTCGATCGTGAATGGATCAGAGGTTTGGACACGCTCGGCGATTTCGGCTGTATTTTGGGAGAACCGCAAGGCTGCGAATGTGATCAAGTCTGGATTATTAGCAGCCGACAGCGCGGCGATTTACATACCCGACATAACCGTATCGATAAAAGTTGGTGATGTGCTGGTCAAGGGTGCGGTAACCAAGACCATCAGCCCGACTTACACCATGACCAACCTGAGAGCGGATTATACGACTATCACGGTTAAAAGCGTGGATTTGATGGATTATGGATCGGCGCATATGCAGCATATTCAATGCGGAGGCAGCTAATGGAAATTAGGACTCCACGCGGGCGGGTCTATCACGATAAGAACGGCAAGGCTGTGCTGGAATTCAATACCAACTTTGGGCAGAAGTGGATGAAGAAATTCTCGGCTGCTCAGAAGTTTGTGGACTCAGAAGTGTTGAGATTGTGCGAACCCTTCATACCACTTAAAACCAGCATGCTGATCAGGTCCGGCACTCTTGGGACATTTATTGGCAGTGGTTTGGTGCGATGGATCGCACCGTATGCGCGCCATCAATATTACATGGTACGAAAGAATCCATCACAAACCGGCCCACTGCGAGGGCCATACTGGTTCTACCGCATGAAAGAAGTCCACGGACGGCATATCATAGCCGGAGCTAAACGATTTATTGGAGGATCTTCATGAGCCTGATCAGCGCCATCCAGACCTACATAAAAAGTTATTCCAGCCTGAAAAGCGGCGCACCGGTGTGGGTGGATTATCTGGGCAACAGCCCGGTTGAATATTCCATCGTTCCGCTGCCAGGTGCGCGAGTATTGGAATTCTACATAACAGGTGCAACCCTGCGCGTTTATCCGTTTGCCTTACAAAGTATGGAAAGCACTGCTGACGATCTTGAGCGATTGGAATCGCAGGGCTTTTTTGAAGCCTTTGTGGATTGGCTGGAACAACAAACAGAAAGCGGCAACCTGCCAACGCTGGGTGTTGGTCAAGTCGCGGAATCAATCAATGCGACCGGTTGGGGCTATCTGTTCGAGCAGGGTGAAAGTGCCACGGGTATATATCAAATTCAGTGCGCGCTCCAGTATAAGCAGGAGCCGCTTGAAGAAGAATCAAGTTCATAATGAAAAAAGAAAGAGGTAAAAAATGGCCAAAGTAAAGCGTAGTCTATTCAAAACATTTCTAAATGTGGGAACGTCGGAGACCCCCGATTATGCCTTGTTGGGTGACGGCGTGACCAATGCGGAAATTCAGTACAATCCGCAGACCACAGAGGAAACTTATATTCATGAGGATAGCGGTACGACTGAAATCGAATCATACCGCCCGACCATGCCAGTTGAAATGTCCTGCGTTTCCGGTGATGATGTCTTTGACTTCATCGATGGACTGAGACAGTCTCGCGCCGTGTTGGACGCAGCCAAGACAGATATCGTCAATGTCTGGGTATATGAGGATGAGGGCGTAGCCGGTTATCCGGCGGAAAAGCAGGATGTCAGTATCCAGATCGACTCCTTTGGTGGAGCAGGCGGGGAGACAAACAAGATTAACTTTACCATCAACTACCTGGGCGATCCCGTTGCTGGTGAATTTGATGTTGATTCCGGTACATTTACTGAAGATTCTGGCAGTTAACAATAAGCCCCGCATATTGGGGCGGGGCTTTACATAGAAAGGCGGCTTATGGATGGATGAGCTAAAGATTACCGGCGGGGTACGTCTGGCGATTAATGGCGATGAGAACAGAATCATTGAATTTAATCCAAACGATATCCTGTTCACTGAACGCTACTATGCCATGTACGCCGAATTCAGGAATAAACAAACAGAGCTGGAAGCGAAGGCCAAAGAGCTGGAAACAGGCGAGCTGGACGTTGACGGGATGCCGATCAACCTGGATCAACAGATCGAGTTCATGAAACAGACCTGCCAGTTCGTGTATGAAAAGATAGACGGATTATTTGGGCCGGGCACCAGCCAGAAAGCCTTTGGCGACGCGCTGGACTTTGAAATGATCGGCCAGTTTTTTGAGGGTATTTCGCCATATTTCAGCAAAGTTCGCGAAGATAAGGTGAAAAAGTACTCCAATACAGCAACAAGGAAACCGCGTGCGATGAAATGAACATCCTGATAGAGGAACTGCCCAATGCTGTCGAAATCGACGGGATTGAATACGAGATCAATTCTGGTTTCAGGTCCTGTTTACGCATTATTTTGGCGTTTGAAGACAATGAACTGGCGGCGATAGAAAAGCAGATGGTGCTGATTGACAATCTTTATAAGAACAAGCCCGACAATTTGGATCAGGCTACTCGACAGGGCATCAAATTCCTCAATGGTGGCAGGGATGAACTGGAAGCCGGTAATGATATGCGCCTGTATTCGTTTAACAAAGACGCGCCCTTCATTATGGCAGCCTTCAAGCAGACTCATGGAATTGATCTCGATACCGCAAACATGCACTGGTGGAAGTTCATGACGTTGTTTATGGATATGGGCAGTGATACCACGTTCAGCAACCTGGTCAGCTTGAGGAAACGGGTCAAGACCGGCAAAGCCAGCAAAGAGGAACGTGCGATGGCACGCGAGATTGCCGATATTTTCGATCTGCCGGAAATTGACAATCGCACGCTGGAAGAGCGCGAATTAGATAATGAGTTTGTAGAGCGGTTCAAACGCGGTAAAGAAAGCCGAGGTAAATGATGACGGATGGTTCAATCAAAATCGACACAAAAATAGATAGCAGTGGATTGGTTGAAGGACTAAAACGCATGTTTACCAAGTTTGATGGCTCCATGCGCGACCTGGTAGTTTCTTCAAAGACAGGGATTGAGCGTGTTAAAGAAGTCTTCAAAAATACGTTCCAGAAAATTGGAAGCACAGTAAAAAATGCATTTGGCGGCATAAAAAACGCCGGAAGCAAAATTAATAATATGTTGGAGATACTAGGAAACGTTGGGTCAATGGCGTTCAGGCGAATTATCCAGTTTATTCAAATCTGCATTAAATTATTCGGAACCTTAATTGGAATAACCGTTGCATTAGCGGCTGTTTTGGCCGCGGTTGTAATATTTGCGATCAGAAAGTTGCTTGATTGGGCGCAAAAAATGACCGACACGCTTTATAAAAATTTAAGCGTCACATCAGCCATGCGCGATCGTGTCGTGCAGCTAAAGGGAGCGTTCAACTCACTTAAGGGTTCTATTTTGGCTATGGGCGCGACTCTGTTAAACGCACTTGCTCCCGTGATTATGAAGATCATTGACTGGCTAGTGAAGGCAATTAACTGGGTATCCATGTTTATCGCTGCACTGACTGGACAACAGACAGTTATGCAGTATGTATCCGGCGCAGTGGATCAGGCGGCTGAAGCCACCGGCAATCTAGCTGAAAATACAGAAAACGCAGAAAAAGCCGCAAAGGGCGCATTGGCAGCGTTTGACGAGCTGAATGTACTTGAAACCAAAGACAAAACACCGCCAGTTTCAGATGGTGGTGTTACCGGAGGTGGTGGTGTTGCTGGTGGAAGTATCATCATGGCGGAAGTTGAAGTACCTGAAAACTTTATAGAAAACTTGATAGAAAGCGTTGATGATTGGTTGAGTGAAACCATTGTTAATCCAATAGCAGATTGGATAACGCAGGCCATATTAAACATAACCGATCCGGAGTGGTGGAGAGGACTCTTTGTCAGTTTTAGTGAATGGGTAATCAGGATGTGGAATGGCCTAATAGAGTGGATAACGGATGCGTGGAATGATTTTGATACATGGTTTAGGGAAAAAACCCAGCCGTTAGCGGACTGGTTTAAGAATAAAGTTACTGTTCCAATTAATCACTGGTTCAGGCGTATGACAGAAAATATTCAGAGATTCTTTACCAATGCCTTTAAAGGCATTAAAGATCTGGCAATTCAGACATGGAAAAACATCAAAGATTTTTGGAGCTCAGCATATTCGTGGTTCAGAACACAATTTAATAATATTAAGGATGCGGTTGAACGTGCTTTTATAAGAATACGCGATAGCGCTATTAATGTTTGGAATAGAATCAAAGCCGTTTATTCAGCCGTCTCAACCTGGTTTCGCTCTTATGTTACTGAGCCAATCAAGCGATGGTTTACAGCCAGTTTTGATGCGGTTCGCACAAAAGCAACAAGTGTTTGGACGAGCATAAGAACGGTTTGGTATACCGCGAGCGAATGGTTTAGAACAAATGTCACTGACAAGTTGAAAACAATATTTTCAACAGCACTTGAATCTATTAAAAATAAGTTTACAACTATATTCGATGACATCAAAACGTCAGTTCGCAATGTTCTAAACAGCATCATTGGTTTTATAAATACCTTATTGCGGGCATTCACTTCCGGCATTAATACAATCATCCGCGCACTAAACTCCTTAAACATACAGATACCTGATTTTTTAGGTGGGGGGACAGTAGGGTTGAATATCCCAACGATAACAGATCCGCAGATACCATATCTGGCAAAAGGTGCTGTTATTCCCCCTAACAGCACCTTTGCAGCGGTGCTTGGAGATCAACGTGCTGGTAAAAACTTAGAAGCGCCAGAGGGTCTCATCCGCCAGATTATCCAAGACGAGCTTGGCTACATACAAGCCGACATTAGCATTAAATTTGATGGCACTCTGGGATCACTTGTCCGCGAACTAAAACCGTATATTGACAAAGAAAACATTCGCATTGGCGGCAGTTTGATAAAACGGAGTTTGGTATGACGACCATCAGCTCTATCATAAACATAGATGGTATCACTTATAACGTGCCCGTAATATCGCTAATTAGACATGCAGATTTCTTAGACAAGTCCGCAGAACGCACTCTTGATGGTGTTCTGCACAGGGAAATGATCGGCGTATTTTTCAATTATGAGCTGGTTCTAGCCGCATCTTCTGATACTGGTGAATATCAAGCTCTTTGGGATGCTATTACAGAACCGGAAGAGTTTCACACCATAATAGTTCCAGACAAAACAAACGGAACAAAGCGGCAGTTTACTGCTTACTTTTCATCAATAAAGGACGAGCTGATTAAAAGCAGATCTGGTCTTAATTACTGGAATAAACTGACCATTCATTTCATAGCCAAAAGACCGGCGGCAACACCATGAGAACATCACCGATTATTGAAATTATGTTTAACGAAACATTGACATTGGATGCAGAAGACATCATCAATGCCACACTGATTGAGGAGACAAAAGCTATTGGATCTGAGATTCCGGCGTCTGTCCTGCAATTTACCATTTATTCTGATAACGAAGAGTTTTCAATATTTGGGGGTGATTATTACAATCAATTAAGCACCCGTATACCGGTCAGGCTGTATGCTGATTTGGATGGTGAGATTATTAATATGGGGCAGTTTTATGTAAAAACTTGGAAAANCTTGTCTGCTAAGCTAATCGAATTTGAAGCAGTGGATATTATTGGGCTGCTGGAATCGATGGACTATGATGGAAGTTTTTGGTCAGAACTGACACCAGCTGCTACAGTTATTGAAACCGTACTCAACGAGACCGGTGTACCGTATGAGATCGACAGCGCTTTGCAGAGTGTAGATATATCAGGCTGGATCCCTCAGAGTGATTATCGTTATGCATTACAGCAAATCTGTTTAGCGGCAGGTGCGTATGCCACCACGTCGCGGACCAATAAACTGAAGATTGCACCAATCAGAAGTTTACCCACTAGACCAGATGAGCGTCTGATTTATGGCCAACAAGGAATGGAAAGTCAAATTACATTACAGCCGGCACTAGTAAGGCTCGAATTAATCGCACACGATTTTACTGCCAGTGAAGAACAGGAAACGATTTTTGAAGGTACTCTACCAGCCGGTTTTCACAAAATTATCTTTGAAAAACCTTATTACAACGTCGAAATTCCTGTTTTAGCATTTCTGCAATATACACTGGCTACGGAAGATTTACAGTATGAGATCACAACCGAAGATGGGGGCTTTATTTTAGTGTTAGGCGAAGAAATGGTTACCGGTTCTAATTGTGTATATCTTTATCTGCAGGACGAGGAAATAGTTACAGTGACTGGTTATCCTTACGAAGAAACGTTGAAGTCATATATTTATACTGCACCTGATGAAGTAAGCGCACCAGATAAAGTAAGCATAGCTATATCTGACGCGACGATGATAAACACCACATCAGCTCAAGCCATTATGGATAGGTTAGTGGCGTTTTACTCTGTACGTTATGTACAGGATCTGAAAGTCATGCCGCAAAAAATGGTGAGCCCAGGTATGGTTATCAGTTCATTGGCGATAGATGATAAACGGCTACTGGGGTTCGTGGAAAAATCATCCATTGACCTATCAAAAGGCATGATAGCCAATATATCGGTATTAGGTGCGGAGTTAGTGCCATTAGCATATAGATATCCTCGTACAAATGTAGCCGTAACAAACACATCACTCACAAGGCAAGATGGATTCAGATAAGGAGAGAGATGACAGAACTTAAAAAAATCACCGATTTAGATGCATTGGCTCAAGTGGCGGCGGCAGACTGTTTGTTGATTATAGATGTCAGTGAGCCATTCGACGCCGATAAAGCCAAAAAAATCACCTTTGAAAATCTGGTTAATTTAGCCGCTCAGACGGCGGTGCAGGCATTGATATCATCTCAACAAGCAGGAGATATATTCTACGCGTCGAGCGCGTCAGCATTAGGCAGACTCGCTAAAGGAGCAGCTGGGGCGATACTAAAACAGGGCGTATCTGTGCCAGCATGGATTGCGCCTGGTGCAGAAGGTGACGTATTAACTATAGATAGTGGCGTGCCGGCATGGGGTAGTTTGACAATCGAAAACACTGTTAAAAAGCGACAGGGTGGCAGCGCAACAAATTGGTTTGTGTATGGCGAATCGAACTATACACCAACAAATGCGATTATTCAAACAGGAATTACACGCTTTAATTTCTACGGGGAGCAATCAGTCATACAAACAATCACATTCCCAGAAGCGTTCGATTATACACCGTTATTTTATATCTCAGCGGGTATAAAAGTGGCAAGCGGAAGTCTCTCCGGAGCAACATACTCGTTTATTACAGGCACTCCGACAACGAGTAATGTATCAGTAACGCTGTCGCTCTCTAAAGCAGGGATGAGTGTGAGTATAGATGTCTGCTGGATGGCAATTGGCCCTAAGGCGTAAAGGAGAGCTATGGCAAAACGTTATACAAAAAATACTTGGCAAGATGAGGTCCTGGAAGATAGTGAGTTTTTTAATATTTTGAACTCAGAAGAAACACCCCTTTATGAGGATGTGATCATCGTATTAGCCACAGGCGTGACACAGGAAGGCACAAAACTCGATGCTGAAATAATGAATAATATCGAGGATGGTATTGATACTTTAGATGACGCTCTATTGGCAGATGAAGCCTTAATTGACCAACTCGCCGTACTAAGCGCAGTGAGGATTTATACCAGCAATGACATATGGACGAGACCAGACAATTTGGCTTATGTCATAGTAGAAGTTATTGGCGCTGGTGGTGGCGGAGGTGGTGTTGTAGCAGAATCTAATAAAACTGCAGTAGGAGGCGGTGGTGGCTCAGGAGGTTATGCTAAAAAGTTTTTAACTATCGACAGCTTGACAAATGAGACTGAAACTGTCACAGTCGGCGCTAAGGGTAATAAAGGTGAGGCAGGAAACAACAACGGTTCAGCAGGCGGTACAAGCAGTTTTGGCGCACATGCTTCGGCAACGGGTGGTAGTGGTGGATCAGGACAGGCAGCTTTTAGTACTGTACCGAGACGAGGAGGGTCATGTGGCTCATCAGGTGCCGGTTCTGGTGGAGATATAAACGCTGCTGGCGGCATTGGAGCCGTAGGAGCCAATCTGGCAGTCACAGCCAGCGGACTAATTGGTGGTGGAGGTGGCAATTCTATCTACGGTGCCGGTGGTGCACAAAGAACAAGTGAAGGGGCTGGCCCTGATGGGTCTGGTTATGGTGCAGGTGGTGGAGGTGCTTGTTCGGTTAACAGCACCACTAACCTTGCAGGGGGAGATGGTACGGGAGGCCTTGTTATCGTTTGGGAATATATAAAAGCGGAGGAAGCATGAAGGCCTTAATTGATGGAACTAGGATCTGTCAGATATCGGAGAAGATATTCCCGGTTTCGCCACCGTTGAAATGGGTGGATGTGCCAGATGATACGACTGCATGGGACACCTATGTCAAGGGTAAGGTGGTGAAATATGTGCCAG